GGGGACGGCACAACGACGCTAATCCAGATGTCAAAGAAATACGAAGACATCGCGCTCATCAGCCATATCAATGGAATCTACGTGTCTCTACGTAGGGAGCTGGCTCTTTTTATCTTGGAGTATTTCGAGTGGCTTTTGAAGCACGGGTACATGAACTTCTCCACGATGATTACGGGTCACTGCCTAGATACGGTCTACGCTGCGTGGACAATCTACAACAACAAAAAGATTTACCGCGATTGGGTATTCACAATGGAAACCACAAAGACAACAAGCTACAACACCAGAACTGCCAGCCAAGAGTGCAATAACATCAAACGAAGGTTTGAAGAATTTATTGCTCGAAAGGGCGGTAACAACTCAACGGTTCGTAGAATTTACGAAGCGATTACTGAAAATGAAACGGTCTATCGAGGCGGAACTTACGAAATCGAAAAGATATACCAACTTTTGACGAACGAGAAAGATTTAGATTACTGATGAGCAGACCAATCGTCTACACAGGAGGCAGCTTTGACCTGCCACACCACGGACATTTTCGCCTACTTGAGCGCGCATCCCACTTCGGCGACGTCGTGGTCTCTCTTAATTTGAACGAGTTTTCGCTTCAGTACAAAGGCAAGGCTTTAGTCATGTCGTACGAAGAGCGACGAGAAATCTTGATGGCGTGCAAGTGGGTTCACGACGTGGTACCGAACATCGGTGGAGCGGATTCCAAGATTGCCATTGATTTGGTTAAGCCCGACTACATTGTGATTGGCTCCGACTGGGCAACCAAAGACTACTACGCCCAGATGGGGTTCACGCAAGAGTGGCTTGATGAACGCGGAATCGGACTCGTGTACGTCCCCTACACAAAGGGAATCAGCACCACAAACTTAAAAGCAAGAATGGAAGAGACAAATGACAAAAACAGAAAACTCTAGACTCCGCTCCGCCCTCAAAGGCGCGAGCTATATAATTTTTCACGAAACACTTTTCTTTCTCATTGCGTGGGTCGTCGTGGGCGACCCATACAAGGCGGTAACTATCACCTTAGTCGGCTCCTTAGCCGAGTTTGTTTTGTACTACTTCCACGAGAGAGTCTGGGCTAAAATCAAGGTGACCAAGAAAGTAGAGAACTAATGACATTCCCAAACTGGTTTGAGCGCGTACAGGCTAACGTAACTTTTGAAAGAAACTTAGAGCATCTTCGAGGAAAGCCCGCCCGAGTTCTACAAGTTGGCGCGTATACGGGCGATGCCACCGAGTGGTTGTTGAAGAACGTACTTACGCACCCAGAAGCAACGCTCACCGACGTTGACCCGTGGACAGGCTCTGACGAACCAGCACACCATACGATGGACTGGACGTCAGTAGAGGACTACTACCTATCACGACACAAGGAAGCGATTGAGAGCGGAAAGCTAGTTGTTAAAAAGATGTATAGCGACGACTACTTTGCATCTCTTGGACCTGACGATAAGTTTGACTTTATCTACATTGACGGGGACCACAAGGCTTCGACCGTCCTTCGCGACGGGGTAAATGCCCTACGGCACCTGACCCCAAACGGGATTATCGGTTTTGACGATTACAACTGGACTCTAGGAAAAGGTCCAGCCTTTGACCCTAAGCCAGCTATCGAAGCCGTGTTTCGCTGCAACCAAGATACGTTAGAAGTTATTGACATCGGCTACCAATTCTGGGTAAAGGTTAAGTAGTGATGAAAGTTGCTGTCTACGCTATAGCGCTAAACGAAGAGCAGTTCGTTGAACGTTGGTATGAGTCCGCCAAAGAAGCGGATTACCTACTTATCGCAGACACAGGGTCAACTGACGGAACTCGTCGGAAAGCTCTGGAGCTAGGAATCCACGTACAGTTGATTAACATCAAACCTTGGCGATTTGATGACGCTCGAAATGCTAGCCTCTCCCTCATTCCTGAGTACATGGACTACTGCATCGCCCTTGATATGGACGAAGTCCTAAAACCAGGGTGGCGTGAAGAGTTGGAACGAGTGCACGCAAGGGGTATCACCCGACCGCGCTATCAATACACATGGTCTTGGACCGAGGACGGGAAGCCCAAGTACCAATACGGTGGCGATAAAATCCACAGCCGCTTTGGCTACAGATGGACACATCCAGTGCACGAAGTTTTGAAGGCGTACGGAAATCAAGTAGAGACTCAGGAGTGGACTGGCATCGAGATTGAGCACCACCCCGACAACTCAAAACCACGCAGCCAATACTTTAGCCTACTGAAGATGGCTGTAAAAGAGAGTCCACACGACGACCGAGACGCCTTCTACTACGCCAGAGAACTCTATTTCCACGGAATGTATGAAGAAGCCCTAGTTGAATTTCAGCGACACCTTTCGCTTCCGACTGCACTGTGGGCACCAGAAAGAGCTGCTTCCTACAGGTTTATGGCAAAATGCGACCCCTCCCGCGCCACAGAGTTTCTAGAAAAGGCCGCCCAAGAAGCCCCCGGTAGACGTGAACCTTTGGTAGAACTAGCTCAGATTCACTATGAGAACTCTGACTGGACCAAATGCTATGACGCCGCTGTGGCTGCCATCTCCATCGAGAATAAGTCCCTAGACTACGCTTGCGAGGAGTTTGCTTGGGGCTACACACCCTACGACCTAGCGGCACTGGCGGCTTACAACTTGGGTAAGTATTCAGAAGCACTTCGTTACGGACAAAAAGCGGTGGTCCTAAACCCAACCGATGTTCGACTAGTGCGTAATCTAGAGTTTTACTCTAACGCTTTGTAGGCTTTCGGTTAAGTCTTCGAGCCGTCTTATCGGCACGTTCGGCGTGGTAAGCATTAACAGCGTTCGCACTAGTGCGACTCCTCCAAACAAAGCCACAATCTAGACACTCAACGAGCCGCATTGTTGTCCAACGACCTCCAGTCGGGTTTTCGACAACGTGGCTCTGCAGCTTACTTGTGCGAGCTGTGCAATACGGACACTGCGGGTATCGGTCTCGACGTATCTCATCGCCATCAGCATTTACCGAGAGGGCGCGACGAATCTCATTCTCGTCACGTCCACCCCAGACACCCCAGATTTGCTTGTTCTCTAGAGCCCACTTAACGCACTCGCGGCGTACGGGACATTGGAAGCATAGGTTTTTAGCAGCATACTTCTCTTCTGGCTCATTGGAGAAAAAATACTCAATCAAAGACTCATTTGATTTTTTAGTACACTCGCCGTTTTCTTGATAAGAGCTATCAGTCGGTTCCCACATAGATTTCCACCCAAGTTACGGCGACGACACTTTCAACGAAATCTCCGTAAAAAGTTTCGCCGTGCTCGTCGCAAAAAGTTAGTTCGTCATCCCCATCGACATAGCCAGCAAAACCTTCGACTATGGTTCCCGATTCAACAGCTCGATATCCTTCACCGAGCGAGGTGACAACTCCGTCTCTTTGTAGGGCAGAAGCCAAAGCTCGTTTAACCACGTCATGCTCTAGGCTAATGTGGTCTTCCGTAAAAAACAGAATTGGCGAACGCCCTGAGGTGTCGTAGCCTTCACCAGACCACTCACTCCAGAGCGTTTCACCAATTCTTGAATCTTTAGCCATACCTGTATTAATTATACATTGACTAGGCTAAAAATTGTTTATAAAACCTAAACTAATTTACAGGCCAAATGTAGTCATAAGTTTCTGGGCGGAACCCCTTATCTTCAGGCCACTCAAACTGAGAGTACCACTCGTAGTCCTTGTTCAACAGAGCAAGCCTGTGGCTTGCAGCAATGTCTTTGAACGTTGCTAGGTCCGAAAGCCACTCAGGATTGGTGGCAGACCCGTCAATAATGTCCAACTCAAGGGCACGCAGCATGGTTGCCTTAGCCTTGTCTCCGATAGTTGACTTGTAGCCACGCTTCTTCCACTCATCTACCATTGCTTGGATGTAGTTGTATAGGGCCACTTCGTGACCGCGCCACATCTTGACGGCAGGGTGGTTCACCCAGCCCTTAGGTATACGGTGGTTGCCCTGCGGGTCAAGCTCAAGCAGAGTCATAAGAATCTGCCAGCCCTCGAGGGCCTGCTTGTTGAGGCGCTGTCGGTCAAGAACCTTAGCGATGTCTTCGAATGATGATGTTACTGGTACAAATGTTTGCATGGAAAAACCCTTTCTCTTACCTAAATGGTATAAGAAAGGGTTTCTCTTGTCAAGCTTAGAGAGGTGTAACTTGATTCCTCTTCACACTTGCGAACACGGTGACTTTTAATGTCTTACCATCTTCAGCAGTTTTGACTTTAAGTTCCATATCAACTTTTGATGAGATGGTCTCTGACGGGATTCCCAGAAAGTCAGAAATCTTTTCTTCCGCCAAGGAAATCGCACTAGATGCCGTCGATGCCTCGAACTCTAATTCAAACGTTGTCTTGGTCATTATCGAATCCGCTTCTGTAGTTTTTCTGGCTGGTAGTGGACGCCATCAATTGATGGACGCTTACCGTCAATAGAGTTCACAATGATGTCTCCAGAACGGATAGCAACAATAGTGCCGCGACGTCCGTTGTGGATAGCACCAAGCTCACCGTCAAAAGCGTCGTGCATAACTCGAACTTGGTCACCCACGCTCAGCTGACCGCGCTTAGCGTCCACCCAAACTTCATCCTTTGCGAGAGAGACCAGCGAGTGTCCCATACCTAGGTCTTGGAAAATCTCCAGCGCTCGTCTTGCCTGCTCAGGGTTAAGGTCGATTGTCTCCCAGACCTTGAGCAAATCCAAGACTGCTTTTCCAACAGCCACTCTGGTTTTTGATTCGGCGAATTGTTCCTTCACCCATTCGTAATTTACGTGCATGGTTTTTCCTTACTTAAGGTTTGCTAGTTGTTCTAGAAGTCTTGCGGCTTCAATTTTATCAGGTATGTTGTCTTCATACGACCTGCGCTGCGCTGCTGCTAGCTCAAGTCGCCCTGATTCCGACATATCTTCGATAGTGGCAGCAAGCACAGTCCACGGCGAACCGATAGCTTGGCTGTCTTGCCATTTAGTTACAACAGGGGTTCCAGTGTTGAGAGCCTGTATGTAGTAGTACGACCACCACGTATCCTGCTTTTTGTCAGGAGTGATGATGGCACCAACCGAGCGAGAAATCTGCGCCTCTGTGTCGGTATCCGTGGAGCCCTTAGTTATCCGAATCGGCGAGCATGGAAGCCCCACCGTGCGGATAAGTTTCTGATGCCACTTAGACTTAGGGTCGCTTGTCGCCCACTTCCCCACACGTTCCTGAGAGTCTTTAGGTTCGGTTAGAAGATACGCGTCTAGATTGAGACCTCTAATTGAACCAGCAGCCACACTCGGGAGGTTGCGCGCAACGGCATCGTCAGATTGCCACGGAAGCTTCGGGTAGATGGTGATAGGCCACGTCTCTGAAAGAAGACGATTGACCACTCCCATAAAACGTTCTTGCAGCGCCGTGTCAACTGAAACTGCCGCATAGTCCTTTCGATAAGAGTAAAACTCTTTTACCAACGATTCAGGCGATGTCGCCAAAGCTTTTAATGAGACTTCAATCTGCGACACGTTAGGTGCGTCAATGAAAAATCGCAGCTTTTCAGGAGCACTTTCAATGACGGCATCAATAGTTGCCAATGCTCCATAAGCTCGATTTGCACCAAGACTGGTCAGCGGACTGAGACCTACAAAGATAGCGTCAAACTTCTTTACCGCAGTATCGTTCATGTAGATGTTCGGCTCTCCCCAAGTCACGGTGTGACCAGCATCCAGCAATGCTCGATTCAGGACAGCTGCAAAACTTAGAGCTCTGCTGTTTGCGGAACTGGACACCTGAGGTGCTGACATTCCTGTGATTAAAACTTTTCCCATTTTCTCTTTCCTAAATGAAGGGGGCACCACTTGTAAACAAGCGATGCCCCCTTGACTGGCTACTGCTTAGAACGGAGCGTCAGCTACGTTACCGACCGCAGGAGCGGCAGGCGGAGCAGGAGGCGCAGGCGGAGCAGGAGGCGCAGGCGGGGTCGAAGCCGAAGGACCAGCAAACGGAGTTGCAGGAGCCGAGGCTGCAGGAGCCTGACCAGCCGACATAACGTAGTACTTCTTAATTTCGTTCTGTCGGGTGTCGTTCCACGTGCGGGTAGCAACCTGTGCACGGAAGGTCTTGCCGATAAGCGAAGCCTCAATCTGTGCGTTGGTTGGGTTGTTGTTCGTGAAGAACTCACGAGGCAACCCGAGAGCAGCCATCTTCGAGAAGAAGATGCCCAGTGCAGCACCGTTCTCAGGTGAGATTACCAAGTTGTCCCATACGAGACGCTTAGCGTGAGGACCAGTGAGGACCTCAGACTTCAGCTTGAACATGGTCTTACCGCTCTGAGAAACGGTTGCGGTGGCTTCAATTACCTTGAAGTCGTAGTCGCCATCTGGTAGCGGCTCGTAGTTACCGCCAGCGGACTCGCCAGCGTCTTTGACCAAATCGGCCCAGTTTAATGAACTCATAGTTCGTTTTTCTTTCTACTAGTAGTAGCCAGCTTACGCTGACTTCTTTTTCTCGGTCTTTGGACCGAAAATCATGTCGAGCATACGCTCAACTCCGAGGTTCTCCTGCTCAACGATTGAGCCGAGACGACCCTGTACGCGCTCACCAGCCTCGAACTTGTCGGTACGCTCCACATACATACGACGTGCTCGATAAGGCAGCTGAGTAGGGTCTGGGTTAGGAATCATCTCGTTAGAGATGTAGCCAAGTACATCATAGAAGTACGGGGCCTGAACCGCAAGCTGACCCTGTAGGTAGGGGTGCATGAGGTCGTCCTGTCCACGCTTAGCCATCGCGGTAAGCACTACGGCTTCCAGAGGCTGAGTCGGGTGCATCGTGAGGTCACGGAGGTCACGAAGAAGTGCGCCCATGTGGCGAAGCAATTCGCCCCACTGCTGCATCTTCATCTGCTCTGTACCAGCGATGTTGTCCATGCACTTAACCTGAAGCTCCGAGATGGAGTCGATGATAAGCGACTTGAACTGGTGCTTGCCACTCTGAAGCCACTGGAATGCCTTCAAAACGACGTCGTAGTCACGAACCTGCACGACTACGGTGTCCCAAGTGCCGTCCGCCTGTGGCGGCTCCTCACGCATTGGGTCCCAATACTTGACGTTGATTGGGAGGAATCGGTGTCCACCCTCAACGTCGAGCATCAGACGAGGATACGGTGCTGTGACGGCAAAGGTTGACTTACCAACCTTGGACTCGCCATACACCATCATGGTTAGAGAACGCTGTACATCTGACATGCTTACTCAGTACCTTTCTTTTCGTCGGTGTTGCTGTTGTAGTAACCGTATGGGTCGGCGACCTCATACATCTGCTCAATAGCTGCCTCAGCTGCACTACCGTCATCGATTAGAGGACAGATAGTGTAGAACTGACACTTCCATTTGCAGTCCTTTGTCGGGCGTGGGTACGCCACGAAGTTTGGGTCCGCGCCTGCATCAAGAGACTTCTTGACGTTCATCAGGTCGGTAATCGTTCCGTGAATACGTTGCCAGAACGAACGAAGCGTAAACACGTTGTGTCGAACTTCAATCTGGTCGTAGAACGGTGGTCGAGCATTGGCAGTACGCTTTACCTTTTTAAGCATGGTAAAGATGCCGCCCTCGGAACGCTCTCCCGGCTCTCTGTTCTGAGCGTGCTCCAACATCATGTATGTCAGAATCTGCTCGTTCATCTGAGCTTGGTTAGCAAAGTCCGCGAAAGAACCACCAACGGTCTTGAAGTCGCGGAACATACGAACACCGTCGCTCTTGCGACGAACACGCATGTCGAGCTTACCCTGAAGAATAACCTCACCATCGAGCAGTGGCATTTCAATAATTTCTTCGGTAGAAATCATCTCAAGCTCTGCGTCGATGCCCTGCTCGTCCATCCACTGGAGGTAACCCTCCAGCATGATGCGACCAAGTTCAGCTTCTGATTCGAGGTCCGTAGTGTCACGGTACTCGTCCATAAGAGTCTTGCGGTCAGCCTCGACAAGCTTTGCGTGAATCTCTAGGAGGTCCAGCTCGCAGTTCGAGGTGTAGTACTGGTCTAGGGCTTCGTGGATACGAGAACCCAATGCCAATGCGCCAGTGTAATCCTTTTGCTTTGGCATGAGACGTCGGTAGTAGTTGAGCCACCACTTACGTCGGCAATCTTTGAATACCTGAATCTCCGAGTTGGAGAGGCGGTATGGCTTTACTTCTTGTGTAGTTTCGTCACTCATATTTAGAGCTTACCAGCCTTGTCTTCTTTTAGCAAGTCGAGCAGACGTGCCTTGTCGTGGACAATTTGTTCAAAGTTTTCAGCCTTGGTTTCCAAGACCTGAATAACTCGTTCCTCAATGGTTCCCTCGGTCACGTAGTCCATGATGATAACCGAGTCGTGAATCTCTGAACCAATGCGGTGGATACGGTCAAGCGCCTGCTTGTGGTCAACAAGAGACCACGGACGCTGAAGCATAACCAGACGACGACCAGTGGTCAGGGTAACACCCACACCACCAGCCTGAACGGTGAACAGAATCCACTTGGTGCGTCCAGACTGGAAATCATCAATAGCCTTGGTGCGCTCGTCTTCTGACTGAGCACCAGTAATCAATCCGTGAGCGATACCCTCCTTGGTGAAGCGTGCGCTGAGCAAGTTGATTAGCTGGCTAGACACAGCGGCTACTGCCACTGAGTCGTCACCGAAGTCTCCATTTTTGATGTCGTCCATTAGAGCATCAATCTTACAAGAGGGCTCTGACAAAACAATTTTCTCTTCACCTGTGACTTCATCAATAACAGTCTGAGCGAAAGAGCTGGCAAACTGATTGAGGCGAGTAGTCTGAGTTAGAACCGACGGAGCTACGACAGCACTGCCATCACCCTCGAGTTCTGCAATCATGTTGTCACGCATGTCCTTGTAGGCTTTTGCCTGCTTCGCTGACATCTCTACGTCGCGACGCTCGAACATCATCTCAGGTAGCCAAGGCAACACGCGCTGCTTGAGCATACGACGCATACGAGGATTGACAGTTGCGTGGAACTCTTCCTCCATGTGTGGCTTTAGACCCAAGACCATCATGCCACCGAAAGCGTTGAGCATGGTGTTTACCATGCGGTCAATCCAGCGAGTCTTTGAAGGCCAGTCCTCTGGGCTAATCCAGTGCAGAATGGACCACATGTCGAGAACGTTGTTGGCGACAGGAGTACCAGTCAATGCAAATCGAACATCAGCATTGCCAGTAGCAGCCCACAGTGCGCGAGTCTGCTTAGACTTCGGGTCCTTTGAACGGTGAATCTCGTCAGCCACAACAGCCTTGAAGTCGATGCGGTTCAACTCACGCTCGTGGACTTCGCAACGTGCCTCAGTAATCTTAGGGTCGTGTCCCTTACACTCAGGACAGCGAGCCAATGCCACTGCACCATAAGGAGCAAGGCGCGAGTGTGAACGTAGCGACTCCCAGTTGACAACATAGACGTCGGCCTCTTCTTCAAACTGCTTACGACGCTGAGTCGCACTGCCCTTGATGACCTGAACCTTTACTCCCGGCCACCACTTCTCGAACTCGCGTTTCCAGTTGTTCTTCAAAGTGTTAGGGCAGACAATCAGAGCAGGGAAAGCTTCTCCACCGTCGTCCTGAATCTTTTTAATTGCACGGATAGCCTGAGCGGTCTTCCCAAGCCCGGGCTCGTCAGCAAGAAGTGCGCGCTTGGCGGTCGCCAAGAACTTCACACCAGCACGCTGGTGCGGAAACAAATCTTCATCCCCCTCGCCGTCTGGCAGGGTCTCAGCCTCGCGCAGTGCATTGGCTGGGTCGATTCGGTTAGCGCGCTCGTCAGCGGCCCATTGCTTGAGGCTGTCACCTAGAACTAGGTCGTCACGGAAAGTCGAGCGCAGTGCGAGGCAAGAGGACCAAGAAACTGGGACCTTCCACAGCTGGGTTTTTCCGTCGTAAGTTGCACCGGGAATACTCTTGCACAACTCCTTGAAGCGCCAATCGGCACCGATAATGATATGTGTCCTCGCATCGTCGAGGTCAACATTTACAGGCATTTAAGCCATCCTTTCGTCTTTATGTCTACATACTATCACAGATTTTAGTTTTTTATTTAAATTTTTTGATAGTATCTCTGAAATTATGTTAGCAGTGCTAGAGGTTTCCAGCCGCTTTTTACCAATCTTAGCAAACCGTGTCGGATGCTGTCAAGCGCGTGTCCTTCACCGCCAACGTGCCAATAACCAAGTTTCTTCAGCTTTGCGTTATCAAACATTGCTTTAGCGTCGGCTGGGGATTGGAAGTAGATGTCGTCAGGAGCCCTACCGACATCCATTAGACATTGCTTGAGGATGCCAATCTGCTCTAGCGAGTATGGAGCCTGAGAGTTCCTAACCGTCTGAGCGTTGATTGTGAATCGTTCGCAAACAACTTCCAAAGTTACACCAAGAAGCTGGCAGGTGAGAAGTGCGTCCCGAATCGGGGCAGCATACTCCTCTTGCTGGTATTCACCAGACCAAACCATTACTGGCTCAACGTCAGGACTCTCCCACACAAAGTACGACATGCCTGTCGCCTTTCCAGGGTCTACTGAAAGAATGTGTCTAGTCATTAGTACTTGTCTCCCCATGTCTCAAGAGGTCCGTCGGCATCTGCCGTCAGAGGGACAGCCCAGCCTTCGGTCGTGGTCATACATTGACGAACGAGTTGCTTAATCTCTTCCGCGTCCTTGCGTGGAGCGTTGAGAACGATTTCGTCATGTACTGGAACAATCAGCAAGTCAGTCAGGTCCGCTTGGTCCAGCTTGACTAGGTTCGACTTGAAGATTTCAGCCGCCCCACCCTGAATGAGGTAATTGACTAGCGTGTAGACGCGGTCTTCGTCACAAGGGATTCGACGTCCCGTCCAAGTGTTGACATAACCACGTCCTTCGGAGCGAAGTCGTCTCATACCGACATCTTCAACTTTCTTCTGGAACAAGGTCATTCCCGGAAAACGCTGGTCAAATGCGTCGGACACAGCCTGCATCTGTTCCTTAGGAACTCCAGCAGTAAGAGCCTGCTTAGCAACACCCGCACCGTACAGACGTCCATAAACTACACCCTTGATTAGACCACGGCGCTTGTCAGACTTTTGCATTGTCGGGTCTTGGTAAATCTCACGACCAATCTCGGTGAACGGGTCAGAGCCAGTAGCATCTGCCATGTTGAATAGGTTGATTAGGTTCTCGTCCTGAGACAGCGAGGAGAACATACGGAACTCGACTTGGTCAAGGTCAGAAGTCACGATTACGTGGTCTTCATCCTTAGGCAAGAACGCACGACGGACAGTGTCGTCACCCTTAGGCAGGGTCTGCAGCGCGGGGTTGGTAATAGACATACGTCCAGTGCGAGCCTGCAATGTGTTGATGGTCGGGTGTAGGAACCCGTCGATGTTGTCAGATAGGAAGTTGCTGAAGTAGGTGCTTGCCAACTTGTCTGCCTTACGCTGCTTTAGGACAACGTCAGCGAGCTGCTGAACTTCAGGGTTTCCATTGATTAGGAGCATCTTCATCTGGTCCTTGGACGCAGACTTCTGTCCCGACGGAGTCGTTTCGGTAATCTCGGCACCAAGCTTCTCCAGCAGATTAACTAGCTGCAGGTTGCTTGTGATGGAGATGCCGTAGGTGTCTTGACCCCACTGGCGGACCGACTCTCCATAAGATGTTAGCTCGTCAAGCTTTTTCTTGGAGTACTCGAGGTCTACACGAACGCCGTTGAGCTCCATGCGGGTAGCAATCTTTCGAGCAGCCATCTCCAGTTCGTAAGGGATGCTGTAAATCTTTCCGGGGCCAGTCTTATCCCAGAACTGCTCGAATAGACGCATTGTTAGAACGGTGTCCAAAGCGCCATAAGCCCAATACGGTTGGAAGTTGGTAGGAACAGTACCCCACGTCCACCCGTTCTCGTGCATGGACTGGTCGAGGTGCGCTTGAAGAGCGGCAGCCTTGGGGTCTACATACTTAGACGTTAGATTCTTTAGTGCCGCCGAACCTAGAGGGTCAATGATGCGCGACATAATCATGGTGTCGTGAGTCTTGTGCCAAGGAATAGACCATTCCGACTGAATCTCAAACCACTTCGCTTCGAAGGCGACGTTGTGACAGACGATTGGACCGTCAAACTTGTTCATCGCCTCGTAGAAAACACCAGACCACTGGTCCCACGGGATAGACCAACCGCGCTGACCGTCTCCGACCTGAACGAGGCGAAGCTTTCCGTGCCATGGTGAAAAAGCGTGGTCTTTCGGTTTACCTGGAAGCTCTCCAGTTTCCGTATCAATAGCGATAGCGTTGAACGGGCGGCGCTCGCCAAGCCAAGAGATAAGCTCCTGAGCCTTCGCTACGCTGTCCACCAGTTCAAGTTGAACGTTTTCTAGTCCGTTTGTCATTTTTGTCCTTTGCTTGAGTTTTAGGATACTGCTTTATTCGTAGAAGTGCAACTACACCATGCCGTCGTTGTCTTCTTCATCGAAATCTTCGTCATCGATGTCCATGGCTGCATTGCTGCTAATGTCGTCTGGACCAAAGTCGCTGATAGGGAGCATAGCACCAGCTGCGACAGCCTGACCAACTAAGAATAGGGCTTCTTTGCTAGTAAATCCAGCCTCGATGAGAGCCCTTTTCATCTCGTGGAGTTCTACAGCGACGGAGACCATATAGGTCATGGGGTCGCTAACGTGCGATGAATCCTTGGCGTCTTCTGACATTTAAGGAATCATTTCAATCCGATAGACCGACTCAATAGCTTCGTCTTTCTCGGATGCGTCCTCCAACAATCTCTGGGCGACGTTAGTAAGGTAACGAGCACCGCCTTGGTCATACTTATATAGTGCATCTAGTACGGCCTCTGGTTCTTCCGAAACCTGAGCCCAGTAGCGGTGCTTTTCGGGGAAAATCAAATCTGCTTCTTCCGTGGGCGAACATTCGTCGCAAGGAATTGCATCTGGTTCTAGCTCTGTATAGGCAGACTCAACAAGTCCGTATCGCTTAACAAGCAAGCAGGCGGCTCCGTGGTAGACCAAAGAAACACCCACACGCGAAAGAATGTACGAACCGCTTTCAGTCTTGTATAACTCAAACTCAATCCAGCGAGTTGAACCGCGACGCCACGAGGAAGATTTACCTAGCAGTGTTCCATTAAATTGAAGAGTCCGCGCTCCGTCTTTCACGTGATACATGGTTAGCCTTCTACGTCTGTTTGTCCTGAGATGGTTCGCAATGCTGCGATTTGAGCGTCATCTATCTGGTGTCCAGATGTCCACTCTACAATCAAGTTTACATCAAACAATGAACCTTTGGCGTCGCGCCAGACTAAATCTTTACCCGTTAGATAGTGCTTATTTCCACTTCGGTCAACTACTGTAATTTCTGATAGCGACGAAGGGAGATTGAGATTTGCCAAGTCTTTCAGGATGATTTCTACAACCCAACCACTGGCGGTGTCACAGGGTAGTGCCCCGCCTTCATACACTGTTCCGTCAATAGCTAGAACCTTGAAGCGCTGGGTCGCGGTCGAGTTAGTCACTTCGTTGTATAGCGAAGCTTGCACGATGTCGTTTACTTGGATAGATGGCATGATAGTCCTATTTTATAAGTCGTAGGTGTAGGTGATTCTAAGTTGCGGCTCATCTGACATCGTATTTCCGTCAAAATAGCCATAGTTAGATAGTGTGGAGTCGTAAGTTCCAGTAGGTGACGTCAGGCTAATTAGGATTCCCCTATGCGACTGGGAACCGTCTGGGGCAAAGCCAGCATGTGTGGTTGAGCTTAGAGTGACCCACTTGCCTTGACCCTTACTGAAGGTAGTAGACGTTGAGGTGATACCACTAACACCAGCTGGCACAGAGCTCCCCAAGGACGAGCTATTGTGGACACCAATTTTTGTGGTAAGACCGCTTGAATTGTATGAGTGACGGTTGCGTAGATAGACCTCAACCTTGGTGACGGTAACGTTTGTAGCACCAGCTGGCGGACCTGCAAATGCAGGGAACACTACGGCTGACTTCTTGGTTCCAGACGCAGTCCCTGGGTTCCCCTGATACAACGAATACTTGTAAGCGTATGGGTCACTTGTACCTGACCCCTTACCGTAGTTGTCATAGTAGGCAGAGCTTGAAGCGGCCACAGTCTCGGTTGCGGTGTAAGTAGATGTTCCACCACCACTACCACTGTCAGGTGATAACTCTAGCAGACCAGTGCTGCTGTTCACCTTGCTGGCGTCAACGCCCAGCCCCGAGCGCGAATCGCCAATGTCAATAACCGTTAGTTCCATCTGAGGCTCGGTAAGCGGCAGGGAAGTGTAGCCCAGTGAGTATGAGGTAGGAGCCGCTGCGTGACGAAGTCTAAGCAACCAGTAGATTGGCAGTCCTGCAGGCAACACTCCAGCACTACTGAGAAGAGAGCTTACCTTTCTCACCGTGCCTGTCGTCAGTGATGTGATTGTCCCCGTAGTCTCTGTGCTATAGGTGAATGCCACAGTGTTGACTACCGTCGCTACTAGGAACGTTCCCTCTAGGAGGGTGTTCGTGGTTCCAGAGACTCCTACATAATCATTAGCCAGCAATCCATGAGCGGTAGACGTCACAACGGTTACGGTAGTGGTCGACCTAGAGATTGAAGAGATAGAAACACTTGCCTCGGCTGGTGACGCTGCCTCTGTGTAGAAGGTACCAATCAGCGGCGTGAACTCGCTGTACACGCTGGTAGCCAGAGTACTAGCCATCCTTCTAGGCCCAACGGCATCTGCTTGGAAGGGCTCGGTGCTCATCAGAAGTTCTACTACGGCGTTAGTCGATGCTGTACCTCGAAGACCGCCGAATGCTGCAGTAATAAGATACGAACGATTTTCGCTGAGAGTAAATCTTCCATATGCCAAAGTTGCATACTTGGTAGTGATAGCCGTGTTGTTTGGGATGTAGAAGTACCCCTTGTAAACATTCCCTCTAGCAAAGCGATTTAAAATGTCTCCAGAATACTCAACGACTCCATAGGCGTTGTCGTTGTATGTGTCGCTGAGAATCGTTCCTACTAGCCCGTAACCAGAAATCTGAGCGTCGTTGATAGCAACTTCCGAGAATGTGCCGACACCCTGATTGTCAATCGTGGCTAGCACCTGACCATCGATTCGGCTCAGTGTCAGGAAGTTATCCGCTGTTGTTCTTAGGTCTGACCCTACGGAGGCGTCACCTGAGCCAGTAAACTTGAATCCCTCAGGGCTGAGCTCAACGTTGAAGTCACTACTTCCCGTAAAGGCCAGAGCTTGCTTAGCGGTTATTGCTGTTGACGAGACTGTTGTAGACACATTGGCGTTGTCAATTCTAAAGAATCTATCAGTGGCTGCAGCAATAGTGTATTGACCGTCAACTCCAGGAAATGTCTCTGAAGGGAGTCCCGAAATCGCAATGGGCTCTGCGACCTCAAACCCGTGAGGGCTCTCGGTGTAAATTTCAATAGTGTTGGCAGAAGTGTTAGTCGCTGCGTAGGTTATGTAAGAATACCTAGGACGGCCCACCTGAGCCAGTGTGTTCGAAATCGATGTCGAAGAAACGTCTTGTAGGTTAGTTCTTGCGACTGTGAACGTATTCGCCGTGGTGCTTGTGATTTTTCCTTGCCCGCTGAGTGGCGAGGTGGTGGCGGTAACATTGCCCGTTACAGCCGTGTTAGCCGTGGTGTTTATTGTGGTCAGTAGGTTGATTGCCGTCGTGTTAGGGATGGCAGAAACCGTGTATGTTCCGTTGAGCGGAGTAGCCGACAAGTCTAGAAGTACTTCATATCCAACATGGAACTTGTGGGCAGAAGAGAACCTTACGGTCAATACATTCGGTGAACCAGCCGAAACCTGTGCCGAGGATGCGGCGGAGACTTCCTCTGGGCTGTACCCGACAGAGATAATGTCGTCTGCCGTGAACTCGTGGTCTGTAGCGGTAGTGTAGGTAATCACATTCGATGTGATGGAGTAGTTGTTGACGTTAGATGCGACAACTATCGATTTACCAGACCCGATTGTTTCAAAGACTTTGGCGTCTGTCAGAGTGCGCTCGGTGGAGTCATATGGAAGTTCTGCGTAGACTGCATATTCGCCAGCAGTGTCTGGAGCTCGCCAAGAAATCTTATTTTCTAAATTGACATACTCATGCTCTTCTAATGCAACTAGGCCCTCGATAGCAAATACTGTTTCGTTCACGTCGGCTGGAGCAACCGAGTTGGCGGCGGCGGTGAATACAGTTGTTTCACCTTCAGCGCCAGCATTTGAAACTACAGTGTAGATTCCGTTAAAAGTGCTGCCGCAACCAGTAACCTTTACTTCTTGACCGACAGAGAAGCCGTGTGCCGACGCAGTTGTGAACGTAACTACACTGCTGGCAATTGATGCTTTAGAGACCTTGACTGGAGTTGTAGCAGTCCACCAAATCAGCTTGATGGGGATAGTAGCGGTGCTCTTCCATGTGGCGTAGATAACCCCACTGCGAGGCATAGGAAGTCGTCCAGTCAAATAGATTCGAGCATCTCCGTATGTGTCCGTGTCAGCGTCATAACCAGTGGGGGTGAATACCAAACCCTCTGTGGTAACAGTTACGTTTTGGATGTCCTCGTTATCGTGGATACCGCTGCGGTGAAGCTCGATGAGGCCCTCAACAACGTCTTCCCAATACTCGATGTCATTTAGCGGGGCAGGTACACGCTGCGTACCTTCTCCGTTAGGGACGTAAGCGGAAAGGCCGAGGGTTTTGGAGCTAATGGCTCCACTAGCAATCGCATCAGTTTTGATGGCGTCTTGGTCAAAAGCATCCCCAGACAACGCCAGCGGAGAGATTTGGTATGGAACGCTGACCTGCTCGACTCGTGTTACGGAGGAGGATAGGTTGGTTACAGCCGCGGCAATAGTTCGTTTACTGCGTAGTCTCTTACTAGGCATTAGTTAAACTCTCCTGTATCAACTTCATACTCTGTCACTAGGTCTAAGGTAACAACCTCAGGGAATGTAGAACCCTCATTTACCTGCACCGAGATGCTATTGATTTTTCTAATCAATAAGTCGTCTCGAGCCTCAGAGTCACTAGCTAGACGCAGCGCAATGAATGGGTCATCTATAATAAGTGTACACCAGTCACCCGGCATATACTCATTAACTTTGGGGGTTAGTGACCCGTTAATTGTTAGACCGATATCTGATACTGGCGGTCTAGCCTCATTGACGTATCGCTTAGCCCCCAGATAAAGAATGTCAATGTCGGCGTTCTGGTCATCAGAGGCACTTGCATCTAGTAGCGGGAAGTCGGTTGTGTCGAATCCATCTGATACGGCTGCCGAGTAGGGCTGAGACGCCTCGCTATCGAGACCTTCTTTGTTTCCAATCATAAAGAATCGGTTTGCGGCATTTTCAGCTGATTCGCTCATTGAAACTTCACTGATGTTTCCGGGGTATTCAAAGACCAACTTGTCCGCCCCTAGAAGCTGGATTTTGGTTTGGATATCAATGGTTGATTCGTAGGCTGGAAGAACGGGTATGAATCTAAATGTTCTCGTGAAAGAGTTCGTTTCAGAGTCGTACGCGCAGTCGACTCTATAGTCGAAGCCACCAGAGCTATCTGAGAAGCGGTCTAAGTATTCTCCAACCGTTAAAAGTTCATGTCCTCGAACCTGAGTCGGAACCTTGGTGATATCTAAATCTTCGTCGTCGTCGTTAAAAGTTATACCGATGTCGGAGTTAGCCGTGAATGAGCCATAAGTTTTAACAACCACTTCTGGGTAAGAATAGATAGTTCCCGAAGATAAAACCTTTTCCGCTACAGTCTTTGTGTTCTTGAATACAATGGTGGTATCAACTTGGAACGTTGTAGTGGTCGGCACTACTGTAACCAAATAGGCTCCGTCGTAGACGTGCGTTGCGGTTTTTTCCTTACCGCCCTCGGTATAAGTCTCTTTCTCCGCAGGAACCCCAGTGATAGTGATTGAGTCACCCACGCTAAGCCCGTGGGCGGCGGTGGTTGTGTATGTAATTGTTTTGTTGACTACCTTTTTCCTATTGACTGTATATTTTTTGATGTCAATAGTGCTTTCAGAGAATGGGTTGGAGCCAATAAAGTATTTAAAGGTGTTGTCGTCAACAACTTCTGAAACGGTATGCTCGCCGTTAAAGTCTTTACGAACGTTGCGAATAACCACTCGTTGACCCGGAGCAAGTTCGTGCCCCGTGGATGTCGTGAGGATGGCATAGCCATCTTCATCGCATTCATAGGTCTCAATGTCGAGAACCTTATCGGTCCCCGGTTCGATAGCGGTGTTCGGGAACACGCTTCCATCAAAATCTATCGCCATCGCTTCTAGCAACTGTTTCACATAACGATAAGTGCTGGCAGTTACGTCGATTGATACCGAATATGTTCCGGGCGGTATGGACCCATTAATAGATGCGTATGACCCATTAGCTAGCGTGACGACCTTCTTTTTTTGTTTTTTAAATCCTGCCCACGCGGGAACTACGGCAGTAAAAGTGGTCGAGTTGGGGGTAGATTTAACCTCTTTGGTGCCGTTCATTCGAGCGTTTCCAGTGCCTTTGAGGGTGATTAGGTCACCTTTTTGGAAGGTGTGGCTAGTTTTGGTCACAAACTCTACTGTGGCGCTGCTGGCAGAAGCGGAGTCTTTAGTGTCATATTTGGTAATTTTGCGGGTCTTTAATCGGTAGAACCGTTCCGACGCATCCACATAGAAAAAGTCCCTGCCCGGGTTGGCGAGAATGTTGAAATAACCATTCAAGTTACTGAGGGAGGCGTCAGTAAACATAACCTTAACCGCCTGACCCTCAAAGAAGTTGTAGTAGTTTCCAGTCTCGAGCTGGACGTAGGCATCACCTGAAGTCGGAACCACAAGCGTTCCGCCGATAACCGTGTTAAAAGTACGCCACAGTTTGCGGTGATAAAAGTAGCTAGGAAACTCTGCTCCGCTTAGTTCCAAAGTTTTACTGTTTGCGCTGTAGTTGCGGGACCAAAGAATTCCACCCCAAACACACTCGCCGTCCCTGAGGATATACAGCCCAGTTCGACCCGGCATAGTGTTGCGGTAGATGTCACTTTGAGCTAGAGCGTTCGGGTCCTTGATGGCACCAGAAAAAGCGCCAGCACCGCGGATAGCTTTGGTATATGATGCCCCATCAATAGGGAGTTGCCCTAGGACTCGGTTGGTAACAAGGTCCGTCACCATAAACTGATATTTAGGCGTCAATAAGTCAGTCATTTAGAATCCTTAAGCTATCCAACCAGAGCGGTAATATACACTCATTCTACCGTCACCGTTGAGGACAACCTCACCAGCAGCATTAGAAGTTGTACCGTTTATCTGGTTTGTGGCGTTGGTTGCAGGGGCTTCTTGGCTGAAGTACGTAAATGCTGTGGTGTTAATTACGTTGGTGATTGGGTATGCGCGAGCTACGGAAGAAGTTTCGTAGTGTCGACCTACCTTACCTCTAGTGGTGTTATTAAGAGTTCCAGTCGCTGTTGTGCCGTTGTCGAACTCGATAGCGGTTGCATCATAAATAAAAGCAACGGTCTTCGGTCCATTGATACTTGAATTGGTGTTGCTGTTTACCCAAATTGAGTCATCACGAGATAGACCATGCGGTGCATCGAACCTCAGACGGACCATATTTCCGCTAAAACCTCCTGCTGCCGAAGTAATGTTTGCAGTCGTTACAAGAGAGATATTGTTTGATACCACTCGGAAGAATGTCGCGTTAACGTTGGTGACAGTCCCCTGCAGCCCATTTAGCGACGAACTCAGGTTCTCGACATAGACAGAGTCGCCAGTGGCGAGACCGTGGTTAGTTTTTGTGTAGAACCAAACCACGTTACCTGCGGTAGTACTGTAGGCGTTGCTAGTGCTGGCGTTCTTTGTGTAGTACGCAACACGTACTTTCTTTGCGGCAAAGGCTCGCTCCTGCGTCTGCGTAGCAACAGTGCCAGTGTCTTGAGTTGTATATGTAAAGTGCGTGTTGTTAGAGGTTGCCAAAACTGAGTAAGTTCCGTTCAGGGAGACGTCAGTTTCGGTGACCGATGTTCCGTAAACCTGAACTATGTCATTGGCGATAAGCGAGTGAGCCGCCGCGGTTCTCACGGTGACTGTAGTTCCACTTCGTGAAACGTTGGCGATAGCTACTGGGTCACCAGTACCAACATTGAATCCAGCACCCACGTTTTCAACCTGAACTAAGTTGTTAGCAGTGTAGCCATGCGGACGAGTAGTTACCACTGTAACGACGTTGGTATCTTTGGTAATGGAGCTGGGGGTGGAGTAAATATCTTCTGACGACACCAGCGCGCTAACAGTGGTGGTGCTGACGTTGGTTGTCCCACCGTTGACGTAACTGAAAGAGTACGGAGTAACCGCAGTAATCGGGAATCGCTTGGTTATAGTTCCGCCAGTGACGTTAGTGTTTGCAACGGTTGCTTCTGTTCTCGTAGATAGAGTGATTAGGTTAGTCCCAGAGTCCACTGCCACAATCTGCTGAAGACCATCAAAACCATCAAATCCAGACGGTACGCCGAACACATCTACGTAATCTCCGACAGATAAACCGTGAGTAGTTGTGGTGTAGATGTAGGCTGCAAAACTTGAACGGCTGTAGTGACTAATCTTGAGAATCTTTTTGACATAGGCGGAGCCAGTGGGCAACGATGTCGTATATGTAGTAGCTGAAGAGGCTGATGTAACCGTGAACGAGTTTGTTGCTACCGTGGCGATTGTATACTCGCCATCAATAGTTTCAGCGTCTACACCAGAGATGACAACCAAGTCGCCAGCCGAGTAGCCGTGCCCCGTCACATTTAGAGTGACTGCTGTACCGCTCTGGCTGTAGGAAGTGATTGCTTGACGAACAGCGGTGTCGTAGCTGTTGGAGAGTGCGGGGACATTGTCCACAAGAACAACGTCAGTGACGTTAAAGCCGTGCTCGGTGGCAGTGGTTAGGGTCGCTGTCGTGTTGGTCTGAGAAACCTTGTAAACATAAATAGGCTCTTGGTTACTGTCGTCCAGCGTGATTTCGTTAGCCCCAGACTTAAGCTTCATCCAATCAACCAGAGTTGCCAGCTTTGAGCGCTGCTGATAGGTCTCACCGTTTAGGGCAACTTCTTGAGAGTAGGTGTCAATCTCAAGTACGTCTGGAGAGCGATAGGCAACAGCGGAAAACGCCGTAGCGCTTGCGTACGTTTCGTTGTAGATGGTCGTGTATGTGACTTTATTGTTTGTCGAGTCTACGCTGTCAAGTGTGAACGTGCCGTTGTAGCGGTCGTTGGTGATGTTGAAAGCCGTACCTGTGGTGTTGCTGATGGCAGTTGTAGCGCCGCTGGTAAATGTAAAGGCTGTCGTATTTACGCGAGTGATAGAGTACTCGGTGCCGTTGATGTCCGAGTTGACCCCCGACAAAACCACAGTATCGCCAGTAGAGAAACCGTGACCGCCCGACGTTGTGATGGTAACTAGAGAGCTTCCACTAGTGCGGGTTGCTTGGCTTACGGTGCGAGATTCCACGAAGCGCGGCATAAGCTCGTCACCAGCCTGAAGGTCACTGACCGTGTTTAGGGTTAGTGTTACAACCCCATTAGTCATTGATTTATTGCTAACAGTTAAGTTTCTAGCGGGACGTAATGGCTGAGCAAACTCAATAAGGTCAGAGTTTGCGTTGTTAAAGATGCTTGCTCCGGGACCGATAATGGGTCCAGTGATTTCATAGATAGCCGAAACATCGTAGTTTCCATTATTGGTAATCGAAACCGCTCCAGTCTCGCTACCGTCATAGTTGCTAGCCTTTACGTTGGCTAAGAAGTATCCGTCTGAGCGGTCTTCGTTCCATTCATACTTTAGAGGGTCAGCGGCCTTAAGACCGATAGAGAAGTCGATTCGACCCCTAGGGTTCATTGTTTGAATCTGAGGTTGTCCACTGAGGCGTACAAAGACGGCGCGAGTAGGGTTCTCCAAGAACTTAAGCCATACACCTCGACGGACTAGGTCCACGACATCAATCAGGTCCTGCTGGGCGGCGGGGATGTAGGTTCGGTCGGGAACTAGGAGTGAGCCAGCAAGGGTAATAATACGAGCCTTGTAACGACCGTCGACGTCATAGTCACCGTCACCTTGGATACCACGAGACACCTCTGGAAACTCTGGTTCTGGGGTAGTTAGCCATCCTTGAATGTCTGTAAGAATCCAAGCAACATTATTGGCGTCGATAGTGTTGAACGTACGTGTGCCGAGGACGATGTCCGCATTTAGTTCAGCACCAGTTAGGTGCGGGAACGGTACAGGCGATAGGGCTTTATTGAGAATTGCATTCTCTTGTCCTTGGTTAATCGTCATTAGTATGCGCCTCCAGCTCGCATCTGGAACGCGAGCAATCTAGATACAGTGTGTGCAAGCTCAGTTTCATCCATACCAGCGGATGGGTTGACAGTGATGTTTACTCCGCTACCCATCTGTTTCATAAGTTCTTTGTCACGCTTCGACATACCGTTTTCGTCAAGAGGTTCAACACGCTCTGGACGACCAGCCTCCGCAATTTGAGCAATGGTTCCGCCAGCGGATGGCATAACCACACCACCCTCGGCTAGACGAGGTAGACGAAGTTCTGGAATACGGGGAATGTTAATACCCCACGTCTGTCCACCGACCAGCGGTACCCAGTCGGGAATATCCATTCTCAGTGTGCCTAGAGCGTCGATAATCATGTTGATGCCGCGAATAAAGAAGTTAACAAAGCCTTCAACTAGGCCAATCCAGAAGTTGATGTAGCCTCTGAATATATCCCCAACAACGCGGAAGGCATTACCGAAGAACTCTCCAATCGCGCCTACAGCAGTTTGGAACATTGTAACAAAACCGTTCCAAGTATCAACAAAGAAGTTAACAATGTTGTTCCACGCCTCTGCTAGGAAGGCAGTGAAGTTTGCCCAGATTTCTTGGCCTAGCTCAGTCTGAGTAAAGAACCAGACGAGAGCCGCAACAAGAGCCAGAACACCAGCAACGATTAGGTAAATCGGGTTTAGGGCCATCACGGCGTTGAAGGCTGCCTGAACTCCAGTAGCAATCGCGGTAGCTATTCTCATCGCGGTTTGGGCGATGGTAGATGCTACAACCGCGGCTTTCTGGGCAATCCATTTTCCGATGTTCTTGGCAATTTCGATACCTTGAAGAACTAGTGCTTTTGTTACACTACCAATGCCCTTGGCTAGATTTATGGCACCAGTTTTTGCAATGTTGAAACCTTTGACAATTGCATCTTTCGCATACATCGCCTTTAGTGCAATTGTCTCGAGGCCGCTCTTGACACTCTTAAGCATTCCGCCAAACTTAGTTAAGCCAGTCGCGGCGTCTTTAGCAAAGAAGAACTTAAACGGGGCTGCGAACATGTTGAATGTTCCAAGCAGAGCTTTAAAGTAGAAGCTGCTTAACTTAATCGCGGTTCCAAACGCCAACATAGTACCGACAACTGGGCCGAGGAAGTTGAGGAACTGTTTGACTTGCTCCTGATTCAAGAAGTCTGCAACAGTCTTTGCAATATCGCGAAGGGTACCAAAGAATGCTTCTAGCTGCCCCTGGTCACCAAAAGCAGCGGCAACTTCGGTGAGCGAGACAATTAGTCCAGCCATCTCATCGCCCGCGGCAGCACCGTTCTCTAGTAGTCGCTTTAGCGGGTCAGCAGCTCCCGCGATGGTGTCCCAAAACTGCCCGACCGCTGGGTCATCCGCCATCCCAACAATGATGCCGATAATGTCACCAAGAGCATCAAACATCTTGATGGCGTTTGCGGTGGACTTATCCATAAACTCGGAAAAACCGGGGTCCTTGCCCATGTTTGCAAAACCCGAGGTGGCGGTGGTGAGCCACTTTAGTAAGTCGTCGCCACCAGAACCCGGCTTTACCGAATCACTTATTAGTGCGCCGAATCCAGAGAAGATGTTTCCAAAGATGTCACCGAAACGCTTAGCGGCATTGGCCGAGTTTGTGAAGAACTCTGCTAACTCTCCGTTGCCTTTGGACTTATCTAGAAACTTGTTAAAAGTATCTAGGCTATCTACCAACCAGCCAGTGAACTCTTCAGTAATTGGAGCCGCAGCTTCTAGAAGTTTTAGAGCTGCCTGCAAGGCTCCAGCCAGTACATCACCTAGGTCTCGGACAACACCCTCAGAGTTTTTAAAAAGTGTCTCAAAAAGTCGCATGCCTTCGGAACTGTTAACAAACCCGAATACCTTCTCGGTGGCATCTCCGAGCGCAGCTCCCATTCCCGTAAACATGCGGAGAAGCGTCGGGTAGTTGTCACCGAATAGGGTGTCAATCTGGTCGCCGAGGATGGGGAGGAACCCACTCGCGACGGCTTCTTTTAGGTCATCAAATTTAGGCTTGAGTTCTACAAGCGTTTTTGCAAAGTCTTTTTGGCTTTTAGTCAGACCAGCGTAGGGGTCAGTGCCAGCAGCGCCCGCTGCCTTCTTAGGTCCGTTTTGAATTTCTTCTTGAAGGTCGTTGTTGCGGTCAATTGCGCGACGTAGCGAAAGGTCTGCCTGCTGATATGCCAGCTCAGCTTCACGGCGGGCCATCGAGTTTGGCGGCAAGTCTTGAACTCGTGCCAAGTTTTCACGAGCTTTTTCAAGGTTTAACGCAGCTTCTTTTTCGGAAAGAGCCGCTTCTTCGGCGTCAAAACGCAGCTGCTGCATCTCTTCACGAAGTTCAGCAATGGTTTTCTTGGTACCGCCAGCAGCTTTACCGACCTGCTTCATAGGACCAGTTACGCCGCCCAACGCCATACCAGCAAGCTTCATGCCGATACCAGCGCCGATGGCAGCACCGCCCACAGCGACTAGGGATGCGGCAGCTCCACCCGCGGAGCCAATAAGAGCTCCCAGTGATACGACTAATGAGCCGATTGAGCCTGCCAGTGTACCGATTGCGGTTTGAACCGACATTCCACCTTTTTGGAGGCGAGCAAATTGCTGGCGCGCTTTTTCAGCGGCGTCGGCATCGAATAGCTTTTTGAAGGGGTTTTTACCGCGAGAGCTACCGCGCTTAAAACCGTCAGAGAAGCTTTCCCCTAGTTTCTGCCCTTCTTTACGAACGTTAGAAGAGGCGGAGGCAATTGCCCTTTGGATTTCTTCGGCGACGCCCGTGGTAATTGCCTTGACGACAATATGCGCCTCACCTACAACTGCCACGGGGTCACCTCCTCAGGAACTTCTATCTAAGCGGCTGGTCTAGAACTCCACCGAACGGGTCGATAGAGTCTGGGTCGAATTCAGTCGGAGGAATGTAAGGCTTGACTGCTCCTGAAGGAGCTCCATCAAAACCACCACTTTGTCCACCTTGCTTCTTCGCTGTTATTTTGTAGTTGTACTGATAACCATATAAACCATAGAGTTGGGTTCTCATTTTCGAGACGGCTTCGGCATGTTCGCCTGACTCGTATCTACTGTTGTCATCCTCAAAGTAGTAATGAATGATATCCAACATCGACGAGACTTCCATCTCGGCTAGGTCTATTCCGTTATTCAGGGCCTTTCCATTTATGTAGGGCCAGAGGTTAACTGCCCAGTCGGCTAAGCCTCTGGCTGCTGATTTGGGCGGCTGGTGTATTCTTCAACTAGCCAAGCAACAATGTCGCTTAGTGTTTCAACCGAGACAATTCGGTCTGGGTCAACCAGTAGAGACTGGAATCGAGTCGAGCTCTCTTCTGTCAATACATAGCCGAAGAAATCATCAATAACTCCAGCGGCCTTCGAAGGGTCTTCGCTCGAGCTGTTTGCGGCAAGGCTCAAGAGGACCTTACCCTGAATGGCTGGCTTGCAGATAAACTCTTCGCCATGAAGCTTAAACACTGGTGCTTCTTTTGGAACCGAGCCCGAGCCCGAGCCAAAGTCTTTGAATCTGGTCATGTTGTTATCTTTCTCGTTGTATGAGTATGGTTTGAAGGCAATGCCCTCTCTATTATTCTACTCTGAAAATAACAAAGTGACTTCCGTAACTAGAACCTAAAATGTATCAACTGGGACCGTAAGTACGGGTTTGGCTTAGTTCCGGGATGGAATACACGTTCGGTGAATACGACCTGAGACCCTTTTTGGAAGCGTAAAAATCTTCCATTGGACGGGAGAATTACGTGAGGCTTAGTGCCCTCGTGGTGTAGAAGTGCGTAAGGCACGTCAGCACCGACGGTCACATATTGACCCGTAAAATTGCCTAGATGGCGACCAGTTATGTTTCGACGAAGTCTTCCAGTTTTTACGCCCGCTTTTCGCTTTGCCCCAGCGACAGCCTCGAGCATAGCCTTCTCCATGTGGAACCAAAGGTCCTCTTTATCTCCTGAGTACGGAGTATTGAGAAATTTATGTAGCTTAACTTTGTCTAGGTGTACTTCTAGATGAACATCAGCCATTACGGGACCGCTATCGTCAACTGTAGGTTTGTCGTAGTGAACCCGCCCTCTGGTCCAATCATGTCAAGGGTAGCGATAACACCGAGACCAAAACCCGTGCTATCCCACTGGTCGAGCTGGTTGATTGACTCCATCAAAACCCAAGCATCGACGGCGGATGCGTACGAGCCTTCTTCAATTTTGTTTCCTGATGGCGGTTTACCGTTTTGACCAACTACAGGTATGGCTCGAGATAGTTGAATCTGTACGACAGCGGTGCGCGGTACATGGCACCGCTGAGGTGTCGTAGCTTGGTCCCCAGGAACACCCAAATACATCTGGATAAAAGAGACAACCAGTTGCTCGCAATCGAGCGCAGGTTGACCCATTGTCCAGTATTGCCTACTGGGGAGGGGAACGTTGTATGACTGAAAGGTGTCACAGACTTTCTCTAGGACACCATCCAGCAACGTTTTAAGGTTTAAGGCATCCTCAGAGACATCGGACAGTCTAAAAGGAAGTGACATAGGAGCTACTCTCCTGCTGGCTCTTCAGCTTCGACAACTGCAACTGGCTCTTCGACAACTGCAACTGGCTCGACCTTAGGCGCAACCTTCTTAGGTGCAACCTTCTTAGGTGCAACCTCAGCTGGCTTAGCAGCGCCCGGCATGTCAACAGCGCGGAAGTTGGTCATAATCTCAGACATTTGGTCCTCTTCTCGATTAGTTATTATTTAACTTACTTCTATTGTAAGCCTATGCAGTCAGGTTGACTACAAGATTTGATGACTTGACTAGAACTACTTCGTCAATAGTTGGGTCCGACAAGTCTGGCCGACTTGCGTAGATGTCGTAAGTTCCGGGGTCCGCCATACCAATAGTGGAAATTACGTTGGTGTAGGGAATGGTGACGGTTATTGTGTTAGCCGATGTGTTCACACTGGTAGACCCGCTGACTGTAACTGATTTGGTTCCTGCCCAGTTTCGCACTGTAGCGCTAGTGTTCCAGTCGTCTTCAGTAACAATGAATGTCGCGTCTAGATTGGCTAGAGGGATAGTGATGGTGCCTGTCGTTCCTCGTTGAATAATGACATCAGTCAATGTGTTGGTCGTGTAGACGTTGGCCTTAGGTGTGTAACGACGAGCACGTGGAGTGTCTACCGAGAACACCTTTGCTTTGGCGCGAGCTCCGTCAGGATTAACTGATTTCAAAAATAGGTCAACAGCATAAAGACCAGTGCGGAGTTCGGCGATAAAATCTTGTTGGTCGAGAATCGTGTAGGAGACGCCTTGACGGGAAACCGATGTCACACGCTGAGGAAGCATGCAGTCGTCGTCTCCTGCCCAGAGCTTTGCAAACTCTAGAGCCAAAGTGCGGGCTGCCATTTTTCCTGCCGTAGGGGGAGCGTATCCGTAGCTGTAAGTAATCTCGGTGTTGCACGGAGTCCATGGGGTGCCAGCAACAATGTGAATAGTCGAGTGGTCAACTAGGTAGTACTGAGAGGGGCTTAGGAATGCGCCGTTCTTGTTGCGGATAGAGTGGACCTTGGTTACAGGTCGACCGCGAAGCTTGATTCGAGATTCTGGAGACATACCGTCAGAGACAAGCTCTGAGTACTCGTCATAGTCTCCAGATGGAATGTTGTAAACATCTCCACCGAATAGGACTGG